CAAATCTCGTACTCAATCGGTACGCCTATCGTGACACGAACATAACTAATAAATTCTCGCCCCGTCACGGAATCCCCGCACCTATCGCACCAGTGTTGCGGCACACTACCAGAATAATCCCTACCCATAACCTTACCCCCTACTCAAAACTAGCGACACGGGTAACATTCCCCGCCCGATATTCTGGCGTGACACTATCACACACGCCACACAACCAAACCTTACTATCCCCGTAACGCCTAGCAAACAAACCGCCACCCGTCACCCGCTTATCGCATTCAAAACATTCAAACATTATGCCCCCAAGCGATAGTCTGATTAGCCGCAATAGCCGCCAAACAATCGTTGTAACCTTCACCCCGAACAATAGTTTCATAATCGCCAGTATCGCGGCGGAATCGGTACGCGGCAAACAAATCATCATCCCCATAATATTCACCCGCCACAAACCAAACCGTGTCACCTATCATACTGATACTCTCAATAACAACCCCGTCAAATTGTTCCATTAGTTACCCCCTTCATTATCATCATCGTTAGGATATTCCAATTCCTGTTCCGCCATAGCCCGTTCCCGTTCCGCCATAGCCCGTTCAAACATTAAATTAAACAACGCCCTACCCTGTTGTTCGCTCATTTCCCATTCCATTATTCCCCCTAATTATCCTTACCGTCACTCCACAAACCACAATCCCCGCAACGATAATCCCTAACAACACTACTCCAAACCAATTCATCACTATCACAAAACGCGCAACGATTAGTTACTGTTTCACAACAATCACAAACAACCGTATCCATTTATATCTCCCCCTTATCTACTCTGACGGGCAACATAAACTTATGCCCCCCGCAACCGTCACAATCCCCCGACACGCCCAAACCGTCACGGACAACAAACCTAATATCCGCCGCCGATTCAATACAACCGTAGCACCTAAACATAGTTACTGTTTCCCTAATCATAGTTTGATATTCGCTAACCGTCATACTCATTACTGTTCCCCCTTCAATCCTTCACACAACAATTCAATCATCCCTAACCTAGTCTGCCGCAATTCTGGCAAACTTACCCCCGACAACGCGCCTTCACGGTAATCGTGTAGCAAACAATCAAACGCCGCCGCAATATCATCCGCCGCGTTAGAATCTCCCGCCCGCGCCGCCGCCACACAATCGGCAACACTATCCCATCTATCGGGCAAATAATATTCCGCCCATTCCGCGCCACTCATTCCATTCCCCCTTCCGATTCAAGATAATCGTCATAATCCGCCGCTGCGCAACGGTAAGCAACATAATCACACTTGAACAGAATATCAGCGGGATACAGTGTCACGCCCCCAATACTGTAAGTGCCATAACAATCATTCAACATATCGTCAAACCTATCGTTCCGTTCACGGTTACTCAAATTGTCCATCACAATCCCCCTTCAATCGTTGATTCCATACTGGCAACATAATCGGCACTAAACCCGCCCCGCACCCGTTCCACAATCCATCCGCGCGGATAATCACTATCACAATAGTAATCCCCCCATCCGCCCGCAATCGTATCCATAGCGTACACGGTAGCCGCCGCGCCGCACCTAGCACAAACCCGTTCACTCATTCCGTCACCCCCGTAATCACAACAGTATCCGCCATAATCTTATGCGCCACAATTCGCCGCCCGCTACGGTACTCAACAACCCATCCGTACCCGCCGCTAGTTTCCCCGACAATCACGCCCGTATCCCCGTACAAATTAGTAACCGTGTCACCCAATTTAGTTTGTTCCGTAATCATTCTTGCATTCCCCCTTCAAGAGAATCATTATTTACTGACACATACAACCTAACACACAACCTAACCATTCGCAACCATTCCGCCCCCATCGTAACCAAACCGTTATCAAACCCGTAAGGAAACATAGCATAATCATCCACAAACATTATCACAAACCGCCCCCGAAACCGACAACCCGCGCGGCATAAACCCGCATAACAAAATTAACAACCCGCCAAAACACTAGCCCCGCCCTCCAAACAAACAACCGTTGTTAAGTAGTGTTGTTATGTTGTAATAACTAATAATCATATTATTACCCCCCCTAATCCAGGACCGCCGCAACAACCGCCGCAAACCACACAATACCAACACAACCCGCCACACTCAAACAATCCACAACAACCCGCCCCCGCCGAGTAAGCGGCAACCGTTCCCCCTTCACCGTAATCGTTCCGTACCCGTTCACGATACCTTACCCTTCACCTTATCCGCCGCCCGCCGTTCATCCCGCCGCTTCAAATCCGCAACCTTCCGACCATACTCACGCAACCGATACAACGCCGCCCGATTCTCACTGTAACGCTTACCCATTACGCCCCCCGATTCTCAAACAACCCGCACAATCCACACGCCCGCAACGATTCCCCCGACACAATCCACAACACGGGGACACGGCAACGACACGCGGCAGACAACCTAACAACCCGACTAGTCATTACTGCCCACCATTCTCACGGTACTCACGAACATACGCGGGAACATTCCGCGCCGCAAATTCATACGCCGCTTGAATCGCGCGGATACGGTTGAACAATCCGCGCGTGTTGTCGGGTTCCGACAATTGGTGAACAATCGCCCCCGCCGCGTTGTAAACAACAACATAAGAGAGAGTCCACGCGATAGCCGTGCCGATAGTTTCGCCGTCGTTTAGTGCGCCGCATACACGCCCCGCGCGTGTGGCATTCTCACACGCCGCCGCAAATTGCCGTTTAGTGATTCGTTCCATTGTGTATCCCCTTACTCTGTACCGTAACCCGTTGTCACGATATCGCCCCGCCCTACGGTGTCGAACCGTAGCCGCCCCCCAATCGGTGACGGGGAATCCCCTACCTAATCCACAACCCGCTCAACAATCACAAACCATTCCGCCCAATCGCTACCGTGATAAATCACCGCCGCCGTAATCGCGCCCGCCCGTGTCGTGTGCCAAGCACCGCGCCACCGTTCCCCGTCATCCCCTACGCGGCGTGCCGCTATCGCGTACAGTGTCACGCCCATCACTCCCCCTTCACTGTAAATTCTGTAATTGACCCATCGGCTAGGTAATCCCAAGCCGCCGCCATAACCGCCGCCATATGTTCGCGCGGCATTGTGTAGGTAATTCGCTTACCGTCGCGCGTGTAGATTATCGTGAACATTCCCTAACGCCCTTCGTTCTCGATTCGCGCGGCGCGGCAATCTAACCCGCCGCGTTCCGCTTCCGTGTGCCAATCACTGCCGCAGTAGTCGCACTCGAAATAATCCGCTTCGCGCATATAATCCACGGTGCGGGCGTGATAACCGTTCCGCGTAAGCGATTCGATTTCGTTGAGTACCGCTTCAAATGCGGCGGCGTTGTTGGCGTTGCGCGTTTGCGCGGCTAACGCTTCAAGTGTTAGTGCTAGTGTTTCGCGGCGTCGTTCCGTGTTCACTGGTTCACTCTCCTTATGTTGTGTGATGTTGGCATATTTAGTTATAACAACAACCTAGCACCGATACGCGGCGCACGCAACACAAAACGGGCAATATTTGATAACGAAATTGTTACACAAATACGCTTGACAATTGGCGCGGCATAGTGTAGGCGCGTGAACCGATACGCGGCGGCGGCGGAACATAGCACACACTTACGCGCGACACGCCGTAGTTTGATAACAATTTGGTAACGAAAAACGCGGCGCGAGAATGCCCTCTAACGCGCTAACGCGAGTAGGTTGGGGTGATTGTATGCCAGAGAATTACACGCGCTTACGCGGGCATATAGCGCGTATCAGAGATTTCTGACATAACAACAAACGCGCGGCGATACTCAACGGCAATATTATACATAATATATTCATTTAGGCGCGTTACCGTTTCATAGGATACACACAGCAAACACACAGGCGCGGCAATCGAACAAATGTTCGACACACGGCGGCAGAATCGTCGCACCTATGTTCCGAACAAATGTTCGAACAAACATCACGGATTATTCGAACAAATGTTCGAAAGCGTGGCGTGGCACTATCGCATATTTTTTTCTATGGTTTTGTGTTTGTGGCCTCTGGTATGATTTGTGTGGAGGTGTGTTGTGTCTGATTTGGATTTTGTTGACCGTGTGTTGTTGCGGGAGTATGGTCGTAAGTCGCCTAAGGAACTTGAGGCGTTGACGGGTGTGCCTGCGGTTGAGGTGGCGCAACGGTTGGAGAGGTTGTTGGGGGAGAGGGATTTTTTGGGGGAGGATGCGGCGATTCGTGTGTTGTTGCATCGGTTGGATTTGATGGTGGCTGAGGTTGAGTCGCGGTTGTCTGGTGTGTCTGATAGGAATGTGGGTGCTGTGGTGAATGCTGCGGCTGGTGCGATTGGTCGGCAGTTGCGGGTGTTGCAGGATTTGAGGGATAGGTCGCGGGTGGATTTGGAGAGGGTGCAGGCTGTGTATGCGGCTGAGTTGGTGCGGATTGTTGAGTTGTCGTTTGAGCGTTTGTTGGGGCGGTTGGAGGAGAGGTTTCCTGAGGTGTCGGCTGATGAGTTGCGGTCTGAGTTTGAGTCTGTGATTTTGGCGGTGGCTGCTGAGGTGGATGAGGGTTCTGGTGTTTAGTGGGGTTGCGGCGCTTGCGGTATCGGAAATGCAGGAGAAGTCTAGGGCGCGGGTGTATCGGACTGACCCTGAGGCGTGGATGGCGGATGTGTTGGGGGTTCGGTTGTGGTCGAAGCAGTCGGAGATTGCTGAGGCGTTTGTGGTGAATCGTCGTTCGGCGGTGAAGTCTGCGAATGGTTGTGGGAAGTCTGCGTTGGGTGCGGCGTTGGTGTCGTGGTGGTGTTCGGTGTTTCCTGTTGAGGAGTCGTTGGCGATTATTTCTGCACCTACTTTGTCGCAGATTGAGAAGGTGATTTTTGCTTATTTGAAGAATAATCATGCGTCGGCTAGGGTGTTGGGTTCTCCTTTGCGGGGTGAGTTGTCGGAGGAGTTGACGTGGAAGGTTGCGAATCCTGTGACGGGGAAGAATGATTTTTTGGCTTTTGGTAAGCGCCCTGCGGATAAGGATATTGTGTCGTCGTTTCAGGGTACGAGGAAGTTGCGTACTTTTGTTTTGTTGGATGAGGCGGGTGGTGTGCCGAGGGAGTTGTTTACTGCGGCTGAGGCGGTGACGACTGGTGAGGAGTCGCGCCTGTTGGCGATTGGTAATCCTGACCATCGGGGTACAGAGTTTTATAATATTTTTACGCGACCTGAGTTGATGGATGAGTTTTGGTTGGGTACTATTTCGGCGTTTGATTTGCCAACGTTTACGGGGGAGAGGGTGTATGGTGATGTGCGTCAGGAGGAGTTGTTTCAGAAGTCGTTGACGAGTCGTGACTGGGTTGAGCATAAGAGGCGTGTGTGGGGTGAGGGTGACGCTAGGTGGTTGTCGAAGGTGTTGGGTGAGTTTCCTGCTGAAACGGATAACACGTTTTTTGGGCAGACGGCGTTGGACCGTGGTGTGGATACGGTGGTTGTGGATGATGCGGCGGTGCGCCCAATTCTGGGTGTGGATGTGGCAAGGTTTGGTGAGGATGAGTCTGTTGTTTATATGAATCGTGGTGGGCGGGTTCGTTTGGTTGATTCGTGGGGGAAGGTTGATACGGTGGTGTCTGCTAGGCGTGTTCACCAGTTTGCTCAGTCGGTGGATGCTGCGGAGGTGCGGGTGGATGCGTCGGGTATTGGTGGGGCTGTGTTTGATATGTTGGATTCGTTGGCGGAGTTTGATGATAAACGGTATGTGTTGATTGGTGTTGATGGTGCGGCTAGGTCACCTGACCCTGCACAGTGGGCGAATGCTCGTGCGTATAATCACGACTCGTTGCGGAAGCAGTTGTTGGATGGGAAGTTGGATATTGATTTTGAGGATACGGAGTTGCGTGACCAGTTACTGATGGTGACGTATCGGTTTAACAATCGGGGTGCTGTGCAGATTACTCCGAAGGATGAGTTGCGTGGTGTGATGGGTGGGTCGCCTGACAGGTTGGATGCGTGTATTTATGCGTGTACGGATTTGTCGTGGTCGTTGCCTGTTGAGGGTGGGTTGTCTGCTGGGGATAGGGTTATGTTTGACCCTGCTGATGTGTTGGGTGTTGCGGTGAATGATTATGGTATGCCGTGGTAAAGTAGAGGTATGGCTAAAGAGAACCCTGTAGAGGTAGAGCAGAAACGTCAGATTGAGGCGCTTGAAGGTGCGTTGACGGAGATTAGAAACCGTCACGAAACCACTGCGTTTGAGTTGCAGGAACGTATGGTGGAACTTGACCGTATTATGGGTGGTCAGGAAAACTGGATTCCGTTGTTGTCGTATGGGGATGAAGGTCCTTCGATTGAACAGTTGGTGACACGGGCGAAGCAGATTCGTGTTGCGGTGACGTTGAATCCGCATGTGAAGCGTGGTGCAAAGTTGCGTTCGTCTTATGTGTGGTCTGACCAGATTGATTATTCTGGTATTCCTGGTATGGGTGAACCTGCTGGTCGTGGGCAGGCGAATGTTGGTGCGCGTGTTGATGACCCGATTAATCAACGGTATGTGTTTAGTGCGTTGGCGCGTGAGGAACGTGAAATGTCGCTTTACACTGACGGTGGTTTTATTCTTATTGGTGATGAAACAGATAAAACGTTGCGCCCTATGCCGATTACACAGATTAGTGGAATGTACACGAACGATGAAGACCCGTCTGAGGTGTGGGCGTATCGTCGCCTGTGGTACACGGAGGGTGGTTTGAAACCGAATGTGGAATGGATTTTTACTGACTTGTTTAAATCGAAGACGACATCGGAGATTGTTTATAACGGTGTCACTGAACCTGTGAATCGTCGCAAAACAATTATTGATGGTTGGGTGAACACGCAACCTGGTTGGGCGTTGGGTTTCCCTGATGCTGGTTGTATTGTGGAGTGGGCAAGGATTTATTCTGAGTTCATCAAGTCGGGTAAGTTGATGACGGATGCGATGGCTCGTATTTGGGCTGTGGCGAAAGCGCAGTCGTCAACGGGTGCTGCGGCTGTTGCAACTAAACTTGGTGGCGGTACAGGGTTTGGTAATGTTGCGGTTGGTAATGAACTTGCACCGTTGGCTACTGCTGGTAAGGCTTATGATTTTGATGCGGGTCGCGCACTGATTTCGATTGTGGCGACTGGTATTGAGGTGTCGGTTATTCATTTGACTTCTGACCCTGGCGCGTCTGGTTCGTCGTATGGTTCGGCTGCGACTTTGGATTTGCCGACACGGTTGGCGGTTGAGGCTCGCCGCCGTTGGCATGAACAGTATGAGGAGAGGGTGTTGCGTTGGTTGGGTGCGCGTAATCCTCGCGCAAAGTTCCCGCCGATTGTGGATGGTGCAGAGTTGTATCGTAAGACGCAGGCTGTTGTGTTGAAGTGGCAGACTGGTCTTTACACTCCTGAGCAGGTGAAGAATGAGTTGCAGTTGTTGATGGGTGACCCGATGCCGTCTGATATTCCTGATGGTGTGTTGATTCCCAACAACGAGTATTCGGCGCAACGTGCAGACATTGATATGGATGTTGCGGCAATGGATGATTCAATGCCTACTGTTGCGTCACCTGACCAGGGGCAAGACAACGGCACTGGTTCGTTGGATGCTTTGGGTATGGACTTGAGGGATGACACTATCTCGTAAATGTTATCCCATATTGTGATAACATTATGTAGATGAAACTTTTAAATGAAGCGTCTAGTTCTACGCTCACGCGACACGGTAAGCGTTGGCGTGGTGTCCTTGCTGTACCTGGTCAAGGTTCTTCAGGTTTTTATTCTGAAGAAGTGTTGCGCGAGTTTGGTCCTGCCGCGTTAGCGCCTGGTGCTAAAGCGTTCATTGACCATGACACGCAACGTTCACCGAAAGACATGATTGGTGTTTACCCTGACGGTGCTGTGTGGGATGACGAACTTGGTGCGTTGGTTGGTGAGTTGGAAGTGTTCCCTCACTGGCAAGAGTTTGTTGAAGCCGTTGGACCTCACGCTGGTTTGTCTATTTACATGATGGGTGAAACAGATGCTGACGGTAATGTGACTGCACTCATCCCTGACCGTATGAACGGGGTTGACCTTGTTTCATACCCTGGTTTGGTTGGGTCTGGGTTGGTTGAAAAATTGTACGAGTCGGCTAAGGCTGCACTTGCTACTGAGGGTTCTGACATGGATGTTCAGGATGCCAATACCGTTAATACGGAAGGAATGGATATGGAAAAGGAAGAACTCCTTACCATCCTTGAAGGGTTTAAGGCTGAAATCACTGCTGCAGTGATTGAGTCGGTTAAGCCTGTTGAGGAAGAAGTTTCTGCCGAAGAAGAAACCACAGAACTCGCTGACATGGCGGCGGTTGCTGAGGTTGCTGTTGAGGCGGGTATTCCTGCTGAACTTCGTGCGGAGATTTACGAAGCCGCTAAGAGCATGACGCACGATGAGGCGCTTGCACTTGTTGAGGCTCGTAAGAACACGGTGGATGCAATCCGCAAAGCCGTGTCTGAAAACGCAAAGGTTGAGGCTGCCGCCCCTGCTGGTCGCGTTGTTGAAGCGGGAACGGCTCGCTTTGACCTCACTCAGATTGCAAAGGTTAAGTAATGGCTCTTAATGAAATTTACCGCGATGGCGAGTCCATCTCGTACAAGGTCAACTCTGCAGTTGAGTCGGGAATGTTTGTTGTTCTCGGTGGAACTGCTGGTGCGACTGGCGCTGCCGCCACAGGTGTCTGGGGTGTTGCAGAAACTGACGCTAAACTTGGTGAAGATGGCAACTACTACGCCACCATCCGCCACGTTGGTGTTTTCACTGGCACAACATCGTCTGCTGTTGCCCCTGGTACAGCACTGTACCTTGCTTCGGCTGCAACATACGGTACAGCCCTGACCACAACGGCAACCTCCAACTACTTTGTTGGATACGCTATCAACACAAAGGGTGCTGTCGCAGGCGAAGCCCTTGTACGAGTCAACAACTAAGGAATGATGATGACTGACCGTAAACTTATGATTGAAAACGCGATTGAGAACATCAACCGCACCGCTAACGAACGTCAGGTTGAGGCGGGTCGCCTTTACCTCGGCGCTCTGCAGGGCGACCAGAAGGCTAAGCATGCCCTCATTGAAGGTATCTCCACCTCGGACATTCCTTCGCTTCTCGCCCCCGCTATCAACGTTCAGTTCCTTGCGAACTACGCTGACATGCCCGTTGTTTGGAATCAAATCGCTGAAGATGTTATTGACGCGCCCCGATTCGGAACAGTTGAGTTCGGTGGATTCGACTTTGATGTTGAGTCGCTGAAGGGTGTTCACGACGGTGACGAGTACGTTGGTGCTGGTCTTCCTGGTGTTGGCGAGTACGGCGAGTACCCTGCTCTTGGTTTCACAACCGAGCAGTTGGATGCAGACCTTCGCAAGAACGGTGTTCGCCTCCGCATTTCGTGGGAAGCGATTATGAACAGCGGAAACGTTGACATTATTGGTCGCGCCACTTCTGCGTTCGCCCGTTACGCTGCTGAGCAGGAAGACATTGCGCTTGCTAAGCAGTTCGTTGCAACCGACGGAACAATCAACGCTTCGTTCGTTGAGGCTAACGACGGTGTTGACCCGAACCCCGCACTTACGCTGGAGTCGCTTGAGAAGGTTATTGCTCAGGCTGCCCGCATTGATGTTGGAACAGGTCGCCACGTCAACGCTCGCGGATACCGCCTCGTCACGACTGGTGCGCTTGCTCAGACTGCTCGTCGCATCCTGTCCACCACTGAGGTTCGCCGCACCGAAGGTACGGATGTTCTCATCCAGTCGCCTGCTCTTGGTAACGTTTCGTTCACCGAGTTCTGGGCGCTTGACGCAGTTGGTTCGGCTACAACTGCTGGTGCAACGGATGACTACTGGTTCATTGTTCCGCAGGGAACTTCGCGCCCCGCGTTTGCTGAGGTCTTCCTCGCAGGCTACCGCACCCCGCTTATCACCATCAAGGACAGTGGACAGTTCACCCTCGCTGGTGGCGCTGTGCCGTCGCGTGAAGGTTCGTTTGAGTCGGATGACATTGAGGTTCGTGGTCGCCACGTTGTTGGCGCAGCCGCGATTGCCCCTCAGATTGTTGTCGCCTCTGACGGTACTGGTGCGTAATAACTAAGACGCTACCTTAGCGATTAATCCCCGTCAGCAATGGCGGGGATTTTTCGTGTATCATTGTTGTTAGGATAACGTTTCACTCCCCCCGTCAGTTATCCTAAGCGGTTACCTCCTACCGCATGGTGTGGGGTTGAGGTGCTTTGCCCCTTTCTCACCTCCCCCACACCAGTTCATACGATACAATGGATAGTATGAGTAACTCTGGTGTAGCCCCTTATGACCCGTCAACACTTGTTGGTAAGGTTCGTGTTGTTACTGGTGACGTGAATTATGGTACACCTGTTGGTGGGTTTGCCGAATATGAAATGTTCTCTGATGATGAGATTGAGGCGTTTCTTGTAGAATCTGAAGATAGTGTTTTGCGGGCTGCCGCATACGGTTATTTGGCTTTGTCTGGTCGTGCATCGTTGCAGGCTAAGACGGTTAAAGATTATGACTTGTCTGTTGATTTGAAGGCTGTTGCGGCTGAGTTGCGTAAGCAGGCTGATGATTTGTTTAAACGCGCTGACGAGAAGGATGGTCGTGATGGTGTGTCCGATGTGTTTGAGTGGGCAGCAACTGGTCGCCCTTACACTGTTTCCGAACTGGCAGAGCCTGAGAATTGGTTGTGGAATCTGTAGTGAAAACTTTTACGAGTTGGGAAGAACAGATAGCGTCGGTCAGTTCACTGTCCGAGTTTCAGAATGCGACGATTGTAATCACTGACCCGTCACAGTTGACGAAGACTTACGATTATGACAGCAACACTTACACTGTTAGTGGTGATGGTGTTGTGTATTCTGGGCAGGCGCGTGTGCAACCTCAACGTGCCGCTGCTGATGAACAGTTTATGGTTGGTGACCCGTCATCGTCTAAACGGATTTTGGTGCAGATTCCGTCAACTGAACTTGATGTTATCAAGCGTGGGTTTCAGGTTCAGGTGACTGATGGTGGGCGTAATCCTGCGTTGGCTGATTTTTTGTTTACTGTGGTTGCTGATGTTAATTCATCGCATATGGCTTCGCATACTTTTGAGTGTGCTGTGGATGTGGAACAGAATCCGAACTGGGGTAACTGATGCCGTCACAAAAGTTTAATGTTGCGGCGTTTAGCAACTGGGCTAACCGTACACCTGATGAGGTTTCTTCCACCGCGCAGACTATTGTTACCAACACTATTCAGGAGTCTGCGTTTCTTATGAGGGAAACTATTATGACTACGGGTACGAATAAGGATTGGGGTAAGTCGTGGCCTTCACGGGCGCAGGGTCGTAAGTCTTCTTCTGGTCCTGCCCGTTTTGATACTGGCGAGATGCGTGATTCTGTTGATTCGCAAATCATTCGCTCTAGCCGCCGCATTGTTTCTGGCGAGTTTGGTTGGTTGCGAAACCAGCAAGACTATTTTATTTATCAAGATAAAGGGTTTACCCATTTTGGTGGGGCTGTGATTCCTGCGATGAATGCGTTGCGTGACGCTTTCACTTACGCGGTCACAACTATTGATTCTGAGTTGAAGAAGGCGTTTAGAAAATGATTAGTATTGAGTCTATCCGCACCGACATTCTCGGCTATCTTGAAACAGAAGTTTCGTTGGATGTGTACCGTGGCGGTGTTCCTGAACTATCAAACTTGCAATACGAGAACGGTATTTTGAAACCGTATGCAGTAATCAACTTTGGTGACATTATGAAAGTTGGCAACGGTTCGTTCACTGGTGCGCGTAGTGACGAATACATGCAAACAATACAAATTTACTGTGTCGCTAAAGAAGTTGACATTGCTGAGGGTTGGCAGATTCGCATGATGGATGCGTTGCTCGGTTACCGACCTGCATATGCTGGTGAAATTTACAAGCGACCTGGTGCAGGAACTTTTGTGGTGGTAAATGACAGTGGCGGTGTGGAAGCGTTCATTTCAACAACAGCGTTTGGTTGTAATGTGCAACTTCTAGATTTGCCTTAAATCGTGATAGAATGGATTAGATATGATTAAAGTAATAAACACTATCAGTGGACAGACTGCGATGGTTTCTGAGAAAACTTTGTCGCACCCTGTTCTCGGTAAAAACCTTGTCCGTGTTGAGGATGAGCAGAAGTCGTACATTCCTGAAATGTATGAACCTAAGAGTGCTGACGCTTTCATTGAAAAGCCTAAGCGTTCTAAGAAAACCATTGAAGAAACAGAAGTTGTTGACGAGCCTAGCATTGAAGATGCGGCTGTTGATTACTTCGCTGAAACTGAGGAACAGTAATGACTAACACTCGCTTGTACCGCGAGAACGTTACGTTCGCACTTGCCCTTCCCGAAGCGTTTGCTGACTGGGAAGCGCCTACGGCTGCGGAACTTAACGGCGCTCTCGTTTACAACATCACCTGCGCTCTCAACGAAGACGGAACATCGTTCGACTTGGGTGACTCTGACACTGACGATTCGTTGTCGTTCTGTCAGGCTGCTGGTGCTGTTTCCCCCACCTATTACAACCCTTCGGTTACGTTTGAAGCGTTCCGTTCGGAAGACCCCACAGATGATAACACTGCCAACGATGCGTTTGGTTTGATGGCTTTCCCTGACATTGAATACTTTGCGATTCTTCGTGTCAACGGTGCGCCTGATGCCTCATTCGCTGTTGGTGACCGTGTAAGCCTTGTGCGTGTCAAGACGGACAACCCTGCAGACGTTATTGCCGCTGGTGAAAACATCCGTATCAGCAACGCTTTCCTTGCACAGGGTGACGTTAACTGGAACTACGAAGTCGCAGCGTAAGGAGAATAAATAATGTCTGTAACTCTTGACTACACAAAACTGACCTCTAACGGTCACGTCACTGTCCTTTGGGCGACACCTGGTTCGTTTGCTAACTGGAAATCCCCGACTGCTACAGAACTAAACGCAGCCCTGAACCTGTCGTCTTCGATTTCGTGGAACGACTTTGGTTTTGGTGTGCAAGCATCGAACACTCAGAACGACCCGTCGCTTGCTGACATGGGTAACCGTACTGACCGTGGTGCTTCACAGTACGGTGGCGCGATTTCGTTCTACTACCCTGGCGCTTTTGATGACAACACAAACGACTACTCGTTGGCGTTTGATGCTGTTGCTGTGCCGCGCACACTTGGTTACATTGTTATGCGTATTGACGGTAACAAGCCGACCACGCAGGCGTTTGCTGCTGGCGACTATGTTCACGTTATGGAAGTTATGACTGATGGACAGACTAACGTTATTACTGGTGAGGAGGCGTTCCGTTACACAGTGAACATGCTTCAGCAGGGTGCGTTGGAAGTTTACACGGTTGTTCGTTCCGCTTCGCCTGGAACTGTTACTGTGAATGTTACCCCGTCAACGCTTTCGTCAACTGCTGGTGATGTTGACCGCCTCAACGCAACTGCTAACGCGCGTGAATACACAAACGGTGTTGTGTGGACAACAAGCGACCCGACTGTTGCAACGGTTTCTAGTGCTGGTGTTGTCACATCTGTTGCTGCTGGTTCGGCTACAATCACTGCCACGTTTGCACAAACTGGTGCGACTGACACTTGTGCGGTAACTGTTTCCTAACAGTGTGTTAGAATGGGCTTTAGCCCCGTATCCACAACGGGTACGGGGCTTAGTCTTTGGAGGATTAAATGAGTGAAGAAGTAAACCCTAAAACGTTTGACCTTGCCAGCGTGTTGGCTGGTGTTGCCTATCCTGAAACAACTGTTGATGTTTACTTCAACAATGATTTGGCGTATCAGATTGCCACTTTGAGTGATGAACTTGATAAGTTGTCGGTTGCTGGTGGTAAAGAGTATGATGCGGCACAGAAAAAGTTTGACAAGTTTATTGACGAAGTGAAGCAACACAAGTTTACTTTCCACATTAAAGGTGTTCCCGCGCATGTGGAGAACAGTATTGTCGAAAAAATCCGTAACGACTATCCCAGTAAGAAGAACGCTTTTGGTGTGGTTGAGGGTGACAATGATGATGCCGACAAGGCGTATGTGAAACTTGTTATGCAAGCATACATTTCTAAAATTGTTGCACCTGACGGTTCAGTTATTGCGTCACCCTCCGCTGATGATATTGACACTCTTTTTAACAATGCACCACAGCATGTGTTGTCCACTATTCAGGATGCGATTGTTCGGTTGAAAACAAAGACAAGTGCTGGTTTTGAAATTGGTGTGAAGTCTGCCGATTTTTTATCGAAGCCCTAACTAGGGGCGCATCTAAACGTTACGCATCCACTTTGCGGGTGGCGGTGAAAATGAATCAACGACCAACAGCAATGTTGTTTCGGGATTTTTATGCGTTGAATCGTAACGTGTTCACTGGTGAACCGATGGTGTCGGAGAATATGTGGACTGATTGGGATTATGCTTTGGCTGAGGCGATTCAGTTTATTGACGATTACACCACACAAGAAGGTCACCTTATTTGGGAGGCTGAGTCTGAACGGGTAACGTTTAATGCGAAGAAGAAAATTAATAAGGCTCGCGCCGCTATTGACCGCAGAACTAAAGGGTCAAAAGATAAACCGTATCAGCCTTCGGATGGGGAGTATTGGATTACTGAACCAGTGTTGATGCGTGGCGATGATTGGCCTACATTGACAGAATGGTTTGAAGACCAAAACCGTAAAAACGCATAGTGTAAACTTGAAAGAGTAAAGTTTACCACAACATAGGCGGTTTTTGCTTTGGCAGAGGACAACAACTATAAGGCTCGCATAGACATTGAAACCAATGCTAGGCCTGCTAAGAGTGACCTTCAGAAACTCAATGAGGAGATGGAGTATTCCAATAAACTTATTGATAAAAACACTGCCGCGCAGAAACGTAACCTTAAAGCAACTCTTGATGTAAACGCTGGTTGGCGTGAATCTATCAACCGTCATCGTAACTTTAGGATGATGATTGGGGAAACCGAACAGGCATCCTCAAGGGTGTATCGCAATGTTGCAACATCTATGGATGCGATTATTGCTGAGCGTGAAAGGGTTGGGCAAAACTTTTCTGACTCATTGCGAGCCAGACTTATGGAGGAACAGAAGTATGGGCGGCAAACGCAACAGTCTAGCCGTCTGTATCTGAATGAGTCCACAAAACTTGATGCCGCTATTGAGGCGCGTCGTAAAGAATCGGAACAGTTTGCGCGTGGGTTGCGTGAACGGTTGCAACTTGAACAGCAACAAATCAACCAGTTGCCTCGCCTGCGTTACGCTTTGTATGATGTGGCTAACGCGGTGGGTGCGGTGTCGGTTGCTTTTGGTGCGGCAACCTTTGGTGCAATCAAACTTTCTGCAGATTTTGAAACAGCGTTTACTGGTATTCAAAGAACAACGTTGGCTACAGGTGATTCTCTTAATTTGATTCGTGAACAGTTGTTAGCCTTGTCAAGGCAAGTGCCTGTTTCGTTTACTGAACTTGCTGGTATTGCTACGATTGGCGCACAGTTGGGTATTGCCTCAACAGACCTTGCAGGTTTTACAAAGAATGTTTCAATGTTTGCGGCAACAACAAACGTGTCTGTTGAGGAAGCGTCAAAATCGTTTGGTGCTTTGGGGGAGTTGTTGAATGTGCCGACAAGTGAGTTCAACAAACTTGGTTCTGCTATTGCGTTTGTTGGTGTGAACTCGGTTGCTACTGAAACAGAAATCTTGTCGGTTGCTAAAAACTTGGGTGGTGTGGCAAACCAGGCTGGGTTGTCTGCCGAGTTTGTGGTTGGCCTGTCTGGCGCTTTGGCTTCGTTGCGTGTTCCTGCGGAACAGTCGCGTGGTGCGTTGACTCGCGTGTTCCAAGAAATCAACCGAAGCACGATTGAGGGTGGCGATAAACTTCAAGCGTTTGCTGATGTGTTGGGTGTTACTGCGGCTCAGGCAAAAGAGTTAGCATCAACCAACCAGCAGGCTTTCTTCCAACAACTGTTGCAAGGCTTGTCTGCACTGAACTCCGAACAACTCACCGCCGCGCTTGATGCGTTAAGTTTGTCCGATATTCGTGTTACCAACACGCTTACTCGTTTGTCTAAAAACTTGGATGTTGTAAACGCCTCACTTGGTGATTCCGAAAAAGCGTATGAGAGTGGAACATTCTTGGCGCAGGCTTACGGTTTCCGTGTTGAGGACTTGGCTTCACGTTTCCAAATATTCCAAAACTCTTTATCTGAAGTTGGTGTTGCGTTTGGTGACGCTATCAGCCCTGCACTTATTGGCATTCTTGACGCTATCAGTAAATCATTGAATGGTCTTGCCGATGCTTTACAAACTGATGCGGGCAAGGCTTTTGCTGCAGTAACGATTACAACACTTGGTTTTGTTGCCGCTGTCGGTTCAATCATTAGCACATCACTTCTTGCAACCGCTGGTTTGACCGCTATCAAAACTGCTATGGTTACTGCTGGTTGGGCTGAAGCAACTGTTGGCGCTAAGGCTGTAACCGCCGCCCTGTTCGGCGTACAAAACGCCGCCCTTGCTGGCAGTGCTGGTGTTGCAAAGTTGAAAGTTGCGCTCATCTCTACGGGTATTGGTGCTGCCGTTGTTGCTCTCGGAACTTTGGCTGCCGCTTTCTATCAAACCGCGACCAGCGCTGAAGACACTTTCAACCGTTACGTTACAGACACTTCTGGTTTAACTGAGGCTATTGCGGCAGATACTGAAGCGTTCAAAGCAGCCCGTCTTGCTGGTGATAAAGAAGCAATGGATTCTTATTTTGCTTTGACGGCAACAATGGGTGAGGCTTCCGCAGACCAGATTGCTTATCAGGAAAACTTGCGTGACACTGCGGATGTTTTGGGTGTTGTTATGCCTAACGCTATTGGCGCATCTAACCTGGCTGTTCAGGCTGACACACGCTATATTGGTGAAAACACTATTGCGTGGTTGAAGAATGCGTTGATTAAGAATGAGGCTTTCCAAGACCTTATCAATACAAGCATTGCTTCTGGTCAAACAGTGGGTAGTATTCTTTCGCAAACAAGTTTTAAGTTTGATGAGTTTACACGCATTGTTGCAAAACAAGGCGCTGAGGCTGGTAATGCTTACATTTTAAATCTTGTGAACGGCATTTCTCTTGGTGGTCGTGGCGGTCAACTTTCCGTTTTGCCTGCGGCGTTTCAAGAAATTACAAACATTGTTTCAGGTTACACTGGTGTTTTGAAATTCTTGGGTCTTGAAACAAATGACGCAACATCATCCACGAATGATTTTGCTGACGGTTTTGAAAACTTGGGTAACCAGATTGGTGCAACTTCTGAGCAGATTCGCACACTTGTAGATTACGCAAACGATTTGTCATCAACCTTCCAACGCGCATTCGACATTCGTTGGCAATCTGCATTAGCGGCTGACGACCTAGTTGAGGCGTGGGAAGAACTAGGGCAACGCATCACTGATGCCCGTAACCGTATTCTTGGTTTGACTGCTACACGCGACAGGCTTCAATACTTCTTGTCTATTGCTATTGCTGCTGGCGACACTTTGCGTATCAACGAGTTGCAGGCTGAACTGGCGGAAAACGCTGAAGAAGTTGCTGAGGCTACTGATGATGCGTCAACCGAGTTGGCTGGTAACAGTGCCGCTGCTCGGCGTAACCGCGCCGCGTTGACTGCTTTGTTGCAAACAAACGCCGCATACATTACTTCGTTGGCTTCTTCTGGTGCAAGTTTAGAGTTTATTCGTTCAGAAATTAATCGTTTGAATCAAGAGTTTTTGGCGCAAGGTATGGCACTTGGCTATAGCGCAACGGACCTTCAAGAATATTCTGCAACTTTTGGTGACTTGACAACAATTATTAACGCTGTTCCACGGGATATTACAGTTAGTGCCTCTACTAACCCAGCACTTCAAGCCCTGAATGAGTTTAAGGCTAAGGCTGAGTCTATTCTGGGTGGTGGTATTACATATCCTGTAACCATTGACCCTGAAACTGCTGCACAGATTAAGGCGTTGAAAGTTATTCGACAGGGCATGACTGACCGACAAGCATATTTTAGAAGCATCGGTGAGCGTGAAGCGGCTAACGCTTTGCAGGCGCAGATTAACCTTATTACTACTGAGATTGGTTCTTTGTCTAACTTGTGGACTGGTGGTTACACTGGTCGTGGCGGTAAGTATGAACCTGCAGGTATTGTTCACAAAGGTGAATATGTTATTCCTAAGAGTATGGTCAATCAGTCAACAGGGTTACCGCATGCTGATGCGTTGGGTCGTCTGGTTGGTGGTTCTGCACCTGCCGCGCCCACAGGTTATGCGAATGGTGGTTTGGTGACTGGTGGCATGATGGTGTCGTTATCGCCTGATGACCGCAACCTTCTTCGGTCTATTGGTGCTTCTGGCGACATTGTGGTGGCGGTTGATTCGCGTGAGATTGCTAGGGCAAATGCGCGTGGTGCTAAACTTGTTACTTCCGAAGGAGGGTATTTAGTCTAATGAAACAAATCTGGTTTGGTATTCCAGGTCAACACATGCAGTGGTGTCCTGCACCTTTGGCTGGTGCTGAAGCGGCAAACGTAAACCATGTTGCATCTATCGCGTTTGAGAATGGCGGCTCTGATGTTGCCCGTTCAAAACAGTACCGCAAACAGTACACTTTTAGTTTTACTGGGTTAGCGGAAGAACTTGACGGCATTGGTGTTTATAACAAGTTTGCGTCAGGTTTTTACGGTGACGGTTTGTTTTACTTTTCTGACCCGTATGCGTGGGAAACAAACCTTTTCTCGGCAGGGTGGGCTTCACCTGGTTTGATTGAGCAAGGTTGGGAAAACATTTATGACACTACACCAACGTTTGCTAACACAACTGCTAACAATTACAATCAACCTTTGCGTACACCAACCTGGTCGGTCACGTCTTCTGCGAATGCTGTACCTGCTACTGCGAATGGTGTTCAATACATTGTCATTCCACCGACGCACACTCTTAATATTGGAGTTACGGGTTCAGCAACTGGCACTGCTGTTGTTAGGGTTGTACCTATCAACACTGATGGTACTAACGGTACTGCAGTTGATTTGACTTTGATTGGTGCAACATCAGCAACCCGTATGAACGCCACATTTGCTGGGTCGTCATATCAGGCTGTGAAAGTTTACATTACCCGCACTGACACAAGCACATCAACTATTAGTATTGTTTCGATGATGGCTCGCCTTGTTGAAACAGGTAAGTCGTTGACTTTGACTGGTAACCACATGCCTGGTGAAGGGCATACAGGTTTAGAGTTTTCTGATGATGCCCGTGTTGAAACATACACTTACATGTATCCGCCGCGTAAAGGTTTGTCCACAACACTTGTTGAGGTGGGTGCATGGCGTTAGAAGTTTCTATGACGGGTACTGGAAGCATTGGCGACATTACACCGAACTGGACAGTTAACGAGTTTGCTACACCCGTAGCAATCGGTTCGTTAGGCGCAGGAACAGGGTCTGTTTCTTTGAACGCTAAAGCAAATGATGACTCGTTGTTGTGCATCAACAATAATGTTGTGTCAACAGTGAACGGTTTTGGTACTGTCAATGGTGTTGTGCAGTCGGTTAATGAAACTGGTATTAATGTTTCTTTGACGCATGGTACTTTGTTGGACAAGTTTAACCTTGACCTTAACGTGCCGCCGTTGCTGGGTGGTGATGTTGTTAGTGCGATTGACTATTTTGAGCAAGCAGTTTTGGGTAATGCTCGCACAACAAAAACAAACACTACTGGTGTTGAAAACCAGTTCTTTACTATGGGTGGTCACGGTTACAGTTTCATTGCTGACGGTGACGGTAAAGCAGTTTTTCAGCAACCAACTGGTGTTAGTAAAAGTATTTCTTATCTTGACACTGGCAGTGTTATCACAACATACCCGTACTATGATGTTCGCAACCAGTTGTCGTGTGCAAACTTTGTAAGATTTGATGGACATGTTTATGGGAACAACGTTGACGGTAACATGTTCTATTCTGAACCTGTTGGCGGCGCTAACCAGTCTTCAACTTTTACGGTAACTATTGCTTCACCAGCAACCGCAACATACACTGGTGATTTTCTTGCGAACAATGATGAAGTTATTATTTCAACGACTGGTTCGCTGCCGAACATTTCTGGAACAGTAACTATTAGTTCAACTAAGGGCGGTCAAAGACCAGGTGGTTCTCCAGGTTTCCCGTTGTATGGTGCTTTTTATTATGCCGTAGGTCATAAAGTTCAGGCGGGAGATTCTGTAACTTTTAGTGGTTTTTCTAACGCATCATACAATGGCACAAAAACTATTCTTGGTGTTGATGGTGACTGGTTTTATGCAAACGCTGGTGGTTTGTTGCCTCCTGGCGGTTCAGGTTCTGGTGCTGTTTCTGGTGTTTTCCGTACAACACCTTATGTTGTTAATGTAACATCAACAACTTTCCAGATGGCTTTGCAATCTGGAGGTTCAGCAATCGGAACAACTGGTTCACAGTCTGGTGTTCACACGGTTGCTCTTGGCGGAACTGCTGACCGAGCATCACGCATCTATTACAAAACAATGTTGAATGGCAGTGACAACTCGTTCCATATTGTTGGTGAACCTGAAATTCTTAGTTTCGACTGGGTGCTTGACGCAACCATGCTGATTGATTATTCGGCAGAAACTTTAAGTTTTGTTGGCGAATATGCTGCGGGTGGTTCACCTGTTTCTCTTTCTGGAACAACCAGTGTCGCATCACTTGACCTTGATTCCGAGTTGGCTGTGTTCTTCCAGTATTACATTGCGCCTGGCGGCAACTACACTTTACGCGCCACCGTGTGCAACACTTCAGACTATTCCGTTTACGTTACCCTCAGCGAAACATTGTCACCTAGTAGTGTTCCGCTAATCACATCGTGGGATATTACTGGTAATGCGCGTGACGTTTACCTTCAAATCAACTCAGCATCAGACGCAACTTTAACAACTGAAGAATACACTATTGATTCAACTTTTTATGTTGATGAGTCAACACGAACATTCTCAGCCCCAGTCATTGCATATGCTGGAGTTTTTTGGGAATACTTGCAAATGGGTTGCGCCGCTTTCTCCCAAGAAATTTCTGTGAACGGTGACACGGTAACTGTTCGCAATGTTGGTGAACAAGTGTTTGATATTACAAATGTTGTTGCGTCACCAACCATCAACCCGACAAGCACACTATCTGGTCGGCAAATCAACATTGCATACAGTGATTCCGCTTTTGTTGACGGAACAGTTTACAGTGCGGCGGATGATGGCAACAATATTATTAGTGTTCGTGCAGGTGAAACAACTGTTACTTCTGTAAAACACACAGTGAACCCAACTTTTGTGAAACAACCAACACGTTCCGATACTTGGCCTATTGGTGACGGTCAATATTATGTTATTGATTCTTCTGGTGTTGTTTTGTTGGCTGGTGAGTGGGATGAGTATGGCGCATCGGTTAGTGTTGAGATTGACCCTGACGACCCTGCCGCTATTCAGATTACTGTTGTTGGTCCTTACACGGACACTACTTTGGCTGGTGGACCTTACGAGTTGGCGGCTTCTGATGGTGAAAACAAGTATGCGGCATTGAACATTTCTGGTACAGGTGTTTATTCGGGTGATAATGCTCTTGGTTTGTTGACGGGTATTGACCCTGAAAAATATACTCGCGCCACTGTTAACACTATTACTAACCCTTTTATTGCTAATCTTGAGCAGGCTTATGACCGTGGTGTGTGGGCGGCTCAGAAAGCGTCTGGACCTTTGGTTACAATGTCTGCACAGATTCCGTCATCGTCTATTAGCGGTATTGGTTTGACGTGTGGTTCGTTGGTTGCTTACCGTAACAGCACTTATCGTATTATGTCGTGTTCGATTAGTGGTATTGGTGCGAGTATCACTGCTGAACGGTTTGTTACTGTTGCCGATGTTGACGCTATCTGGGGAACTGGCATTACCGCACCTAAAACATTCACAATGACAATCGCCTCTCCAGCAGTTTTTACTTCATCAACACATGGTTTGGTTGATGGTGACTTTGTTTCCTTTAGCACAACTGGTGAATTGCCAGATAATGCCGCAACATCTTCAACTATTTGGGGTGGTTATGTTATCAACTCCGCCACAAACACGTTCCAACTTTCTGCAACACCTGGTGGTTCAGCAATAAACTCAACTGGTTCGCAGTCTGGAACGCACTCGTTTATTACTGGTGATACAAGTGTTGCCGAGTATGATGGTTTTTGGGAAAACTATGAATGTCAAGACCAAATTATTTTCCCGTATCTGGAGGCGTAAATGAGTTTGAATAATGTTCGGGCTGTTGGTGATGACAGACCGTGGAAAGATGAAGTTGAACGGGAACTTGCAAAAGTTTGGGATACACTTCGTTACGGAAAAATTAGTTTACGCGCAACAGGTGGTGGAACAACTGGTGGTGGCGGTGGTGGCGGCGCTGATTTGTCCGCTATTAGTGCAACACTACCCGCAACTTACAACACCACAACATACACTATTGGTGTTGACCAAGACGCTTTCGACCACATAGCCAATCTTGGTTACGCCCAGTTTGACACTGCTGTTGCTACAGGTACTTACAACGATATTGGTTTGTTAACGTGGAATGACACGCTTGGAACTTTAGAGTTTGGTTTGAAGGGTGGCAATGTTACTCTTGAGGTTGGTCAAGCGCAGGTTCAACGGGTTCGCAACAACACTGCTGGAACTTTGGATGTTGGAACTGTTGTTTACATTACAGGTTCTGATGGCACAAACTTTAATGTTGATAAAGCGAGGGCTGATGCTGACGCTACTTCGGCACAAACTTTGGGTGTGTTGGCGGAAACCATAACCACATCTGCACAGCATGGTTTTGTTACAACAAACGGTTTGGTTCGTGGTGTTGACTTATCATACATTGCTGGTTTGACCGCTGGCGACATTCTTTATTTGGATGGTACAACTGCTGGTCGAATGACTCGCACAAAACCTTCTGCACCGATTCATCTTGTTTATGTTGGTTATTGTTTGTCGGCTTCTGGCGGTGGAACTAACTCAACGATTTTTGTGAAACCACAAAACGGTTATGAACTTGATGAGATTCACGACGTAAAAATTACTGACCCTGTTGCAAACAATGAAGTCTTGGCTTACACTTCTGCCGATGATTTATGGGAGAACAAGACCGCTGCTGAGGCTGGTTTGGCAACGGCGGCTAACCCAACATTTACTGGAACAGTAACAACACCTTTGACTACTGCTGGTTATGTGACTACCACTTCTGGTGGTGTGTTAAGTTCGGTTGCTACCATTCCGAACGCTGGATTGACTAACTCATCCGTTACTGTTAACGGTACAAGTATTGCTCTTGGCGCTTCAGGCACAATCACTGCCGCGCCGTCTGGTTCTGCAGGTGGTGATTTGACTGGCACATACCCCAACCCGACATTGGTGGCGACGGGTACTGCAGGTACTTACACGAAAGTAACAACAGATTCTAAAGGTCGCGTCACTGCTGGTACAAGTGCGTCGTTGGATGATTTGTCCGATGTTGTTATTAGTGGACCGTCAACCGACCAAGTGTTGAAGTATAACGGAACTAACTGGGTAAATGCGGCATCGCCTGGTGGCGGTGGTGGTACTGTTACCAGTATCACGGCTGGTACTGGTTTGTCGGCTTCACCGTCGTCACCGATTACCACTAGCGGAACATTGAACCTTGCCAACACTGCTGTCACTGCTGGTTCTTATGGTTCAGCCACACAGGTTGGCACGTTTACGGTTGATGCTCAGGGTCGTTTGACTGCGGCTGGTAACACTTCGATTGCTATTGCCCAGTCGCAGGTAACGAACCTTGTAACCGATTTGGCGGCTAAGGCTGCAACATCAACGGTTGGTTTGATTGGTATTGTTCCATCATCTGTTACTGTTGGTTCTGGTTCTGGGTCTGCCGCATCTGATGGTTTGGTTACTTTTACGCAGGCTTCATCGGTTAGCCTGAACGGTGTGTTTAGTTCCACATATCGCAACTATGAGGTTGTGCTTAATATTGCAACGGTAAACACAAGCAACGCGAACATCACTTTGCGTATGCGAGCAAGCGGTACAGATAACTCAACAGCAGGCTCATACCTTATAGCGATGAACGGAATAAACACTAGCGGCACTGCCGCTAATATTGCTACCACAGGTACGCAGGCAACATTCTCTTACGGCTCATCAGGTTATCAGGCTATTGGCGCAAGATTTACTGTAATGAATCCTTTTCTGGCTGTACCAACAAAAATGCTGGTAACCACATCAGGTACAGATACTGCCTACACAAACTTTACTGGGCGTTCAGGGGCAATTGCGCACAACCAGTCAACATCTTATGATGGTATTTCATTCCTTCTCGCTGGTGGCGGAACATCTATTACAGGAACGGTGAAAGTTTATGGATACAACTAACGAAATAACACCCGAAGATTCGGTAGTACCCGTCTATCTTGAACCGATGAGCGAAGAAGATAGGCTTGCCATTCTTGCTGAGCAGGAAGCGTTTATCGCTCAACAGCAAGCAATCGCTGATGCCAGACAATCGGCACTTGCTAAACTAGAATCATTAGGTTTAACACAAGAAGAAATTAACGCGCTTACAGGAGGCTCATAATGCCAACAACATCACCCGACTCAATCTATTACGCCGACGGCACAACACCAGCATCATTGGCTGACATAACATCAGCAATGGCAACGAGTGTGCAAGACGCACTCAACCTGCGTGAAGAACATTCGTTTTCGTGGGCTGATGCTACAGCGAAATCTGCACAAACAGGTATGGTCACAGGTGACACAGGCTACCAAGCCGACAATGACACATTCTATATTTACACTGGTTCGGCGTGGGTTATTTGGGCTAAACGGCAAACATCTTACACGCCAACATTCACAAACTTTAACGCATCATCCAGCACTTTTGTTTACAACATTTCTGGTGGTCGTGTTTTTGTTACAGGTAAAGCGACCTGTTCAGCAACATTGCCAACAGGCGCAATCACATTCACAACACCTAGCGGATACAACATAAACACCACACCACTAGACGGTAACGAAGCCGCCGTTATTGGTGAAGGTTCTATTGATGACGCATCAACAGCAACAGAATATCCTGTTCTTGTGCGTGTCGCATCATCAACAACGGTTGGGTTGCTTGCACCAACATATAACGGTGCGGCGGCTGGAACAGCGTATCTGACAACAACAGCAACATCCTCAACTGTTCCGTTGACGTGGGCGCAGAGTGATGTTTTCTATGTCACCTTCTCATATCCTGTCGCATAGTATCTGGTAAACTGGTAGTATTATGACTATTAAAGACCGCCTCATTCTCACACTTGAAGTTATCGGCTCAGTAATCTGGCGCGGCTTTGGTGTTTTCCTATTCATTCTTGGTGGTGCTGCAGGTTCAGGTGCAGTCATCACAGGCGACCCGTTGACAGGTATCCTTATCGCATGGGTGACGTTGATGCTTGGTGTGGTTGGTGCAATCGGTTACGCTATCGCCGTCACTGGTAAGGTTTCTAAGTCTGATGTTGCTCGCGCCACAAAGGATGCTGTTCAGAAGCATGTTGAGGAACAGGGTAAAAAGTAATGGCTGCACAACAACCGATTGACGGTAAGTTTAAGATTACGTCACCGTTTGGTTGGCGTGTTCACCCGATTACGAAGAAGAAGAAGCATCACAACGGTACAGATTATTGGAAGTCTGGCAACGTTTATCTTGAGGCGTGTTTTCGTGGCAAGGTGAAGAAAGTTGTTCGGTCAACTGACCCGAACTCTTTTGGTAACTATGTGATTCTGCACTGTAATGTGATGGGGCAGAAAGTTAGCCTCTTGTATGCACACATGGTTGATGGTTCAATCAAGGTGAAGCCTGGTCAATGGATTGATGCTGGCACTGTGATTGGCAAGATGGGTGAAACAGGGTTTGCGACAGGACCGCACTTGCACCTGGAAATTTGGAAGGGTCACCTTGCTAAGCAACCTAACGTAAACTCTGGCGGTAAAGGTTTTTATGACCCTGACAAGTTTATTAAGGCTGCAATTGCGTGGGAGAAAACCCATAAGGAAGCGGTTGAGGCTACACCTGCCGATGCGCCTGCTACTGTTACCCCTGACCATTCAGTAACTGCCGTTAAGCCTGAACCTAAGAAGCCTGTTGCTGACCCTAAACATCCTGCTGTGAAGCGTTCACCGAAGCAGGCTAAGGACAAGTAATGTCCGAGCAAGAACCACGCGAACCCGCTGTTCGCATTACACTTACGCAGGTTTATCAGAAACTTGTGGAGATTGAGATGCGTTTGGGTGACCACCCTAAAATGTTGGAAGACCATGAGGTTCGTATCCGAAACTTGGAGATGAAGGTGTGGGGGTTCGCTGGTATCGGTTCTGCTATTGCTATTATTGTTTCTGCAATTATCACCAAATTGCCGTAAACATCTGGTAGCATTGCCGTAACCGTAAACAGGAGGTTAAAGGTTATGGCTAAGGCTGAATGTGTAACTTGTGTGTGGGCTAAAAGTTCAGGTGTTGCCCTTGATAGTTCAAAGTCGAATAGTGAATGGGCGGAACTGATTGGTGTGTCTGAGGCTTCGGTGCGCCGCCACTTCAAACATGCAGGCAAGTTGAGTGTTGCAGTGAATGATTTGCCTGCTAATGCTAGGTGGGAGTTGTCCGATGAGGAGTTTGATGGGGCATCGCCAGCGTCTGAGTTTCCGTTGGATGTTGATGATGTTGAACAGTTCTTGTTGTCTAAAGGTTTGAACCCTGCCGAGTGGGAGTATCAGTGGAAGTTTTCGGAGTGGGAACAGTTCTCTAAAGCGAATGGTTTGCGAACACTCAACGCTTTCAAAGTGTGGGGTAGGCGTAAGAAAAACACTGCAACGCTTGATGAGTTGATTGCAAACATTGACACGGTTGAATGGTCACCCAGTAAACAGTCTGATGGTGTGTCGGCTGACAAGTCACTTGTTGTGTTGGCAACCGATTTTCAGTTGGGTAAAACTGATTGGGGTGGCGGCACTGAACAAACCATTCAGCAAGTGTTGGAGTCTTTCCATAGTGTGAAGTATGTGGCTGAAAAGTCTGGTGTTGATGAGATTGTTGTTGTTGATGCTGGCGACATTATCGAAAACTTTTACAACACATCTTCACAACGTCAAACAAACGATTTGTCTTTACCGAAGCAGGTGTTGGCGGCGTACAAGTTGATGGTGCGTGGGTTGCGCATTCTTGCTGATAGCGGATGCGTATTGAAGTATGTTGCTGTACCGTCAAACCATAGCCGTGACCGTATCGGTATGCAAGCACCCGCAGGTGACGTGCATGACGACTGGGGTATTGTTGTTGCAAAACTGATTGAGGCAGCAACCGACATTGAAGTTATTGTGCCTAACGACTATCACGACAGTGTGGCGTTTATTACCGCAAACACTGGTATCGGTGTGGTGCATGGACACCAGGCTGGTTCAGCCGACAAGATTGGTGCATGGTGGCAGGGGCAATCACACGGTGAAATGCCAACCCAACACGCCGACATTTTAGTAACAGGACATTTCCATTCGATGCGTGTCCAACAATCGGGTAATAAGAAGTGGATTATTGTGGGGTCTGCTTCTGACCGTGGCTCGTCATGGTTTACCAACAATCGTGGCGAACAATCCGTGTCTGGTATCACCGTGTTCACTGTTGCTGACGGTCACTGGTCTGATTTGCAGATTTTGTAGCCGTGGTAAAATGGTTTGATGGATGAAAATATGACTAATGCTGGCGGGTATGTTATCCCCGTTGACCCTATGGACTTGCTGCAATGCGATTCGTGTCAGTAGGTTCATAGTTTCCTATCCCTTGACTGAGAGGATGGTGAACAAATGAAACCCCCCGCCTTTTCGGTGGGGGGTTTCTTGTTAAGCGGTTTGCTGTTTCCATCTCGCTAAGGTTCTCACCTGCGTGGATTCATCTTCTAGCAGTACCAGCATACCACTGTTAGCGTTTGTCTTTGTTACGCCAGTCACCTTCATATGTTTCGTCATCGTTGAGTGCGGCGGCGAGGGCTTGGTCTATTGCCGCTTTTTTGGTTTCGTGGCATCCGATGACGCGCCCTTCTTTTGTGACGGCAGCCCATTTGCCTGAGCATCCTTCAGCGTCTTGCCTAATGTAGTAGGGCATTAAAATAATCCTTCGTTTGTTGTTTGTGGTTTTGTTTTGTTTGCGTGGTTTAGTCGCGCTTCTATGATGGGTAAGTATTCTTCTGTTAATTCTACACCGATGAATTGGTTGCCTTCTAGTAGTGCGGCTTTGCCTGTTGACCCTGACCCCGTGAATGGGTCTAGCACTGTGCCACCTTTGGGTGTGACGAGTTTGATGAGTTCGCGCATTAGGTCGGTTGGTTTTACGGTTGGGTGTGTGTTGTTTGCGTCACCTTCGTTGCGGTCACGTTTGTTTGCTTTAGAAACGTAGAAGAACCGTGAAGCGCCACCAGAGTCGGCAGTACCTGAATTAACAACAGAACCGCCGTCACGACCAGCAAACATTCCAGCAGAAGCGTCAGAACGCTCTTGGGTTAAAGCCTGAGAACGACTTGGGTTTTTCTTTTGACCGACAACTCCTTTGCTAAAGCCGCTTTGTTCGTCTACAAGTTCTGCGGTGTATTCGTCTAACATCACATTTGCGGGCCAACGACCCTGTGGGTGCTGTTCGCTCACATACCCAGACGGAGAGTACGCAACTTTGCCGCCAGTATTTGCTGGCATAGACTTGCCTGACTGCGCTTGCCATGTAGTCCACTTGCCCGCAATCCGTGTACCGTCAATGTTCATTGCGCCTGTACCGTACTTGAGAACATTCGCTGCAACAGTTTTTTCTGCCAGCGGTTTACGACCCATAATGATTGGTTCAAACGCAGGCTTTAACGCTGTACCCCAACCCTGCCACTCGTCTTTGAGATTGTGCGACTTTGGGAAACCCGAACCATACAACCAAGCAATAGAATCACGCACCTCAAACCCCGCATCCTCAATAGCAACCGCCAGCCGATGCCAAGTACGCGACCCACCAAACGCCAACAAATGACCACCAGGTTTCAGCACACGCAAACATTCACGCCAAACCTCAACATTGTACGCAATACCAGAATTATCCCACGACTTACCCATAAACCCCAACTCGTAAGGTGGGTCGGTAACAACGGCATCCACTGATTCATCAGCCAACTCCGTCAAACGGTCAAGGCAACTCCCTGCCATAACAAAATAGTTTTCACCACGAATATCCATTACTGCCTCCAATACTTTTCCAATGTTGGAATATGTTTCTGTTTCTTTAGATATGCTAACGCATGAATAATGGCATCGTTAGTATCTCTAGCGTCTTTCCATCCTACCTGTTTTCCCGTATGCCACAAGCCGTTCTCACGCAGTATTTTATCGGTCACAAGTGATTTGTCAGACCGTTGCTGCCACGCCACAGGAAGCGACCACAAGGCTTGTAAAGCGCCCTCTACGAGTAGTGGTTCAGTGTCTGCAACAAAGGCGTTGTTACGCAACACAAACTTTTCTGAAACAATTTCTGTTGGTGCAAGAAACGACCATTCATAGTTTCGGATTACTTCTTTACCGATAGTGTTCCACCAACCAATAAATCCCGTCACACCATCCGACACTTGCCACACATCAATGAGTGTGTATGGGCAGTTGTCACCATAAACCGCTGCCGCTATCCCCGTCTGTTTTCCTGGGTCTAGGCTGATTATCAGTTTCGGGTTTTGGATTAACATACCGTTCATCTGAATCTCCATCAGCAACCTCCTTTACTTCTGCACCCATAATGCGTGACAACATTTTATCCATTGTCACTATTCGGTTGTCTTCACGCAACCCAAAATACCATAGCAACGCATTTGTGAATCCTTCTACACTTCCCGATTTCACTAACGCATAGTCACACAAGAATGGCGGTGGTTCGGTGCAGATTACTTTATCGTCACCAGGTTCAGCCTGTTTCGGTGTTACTTTGTGAGGGTAACCTGTTGCTTGTTTAGCGGAAACAATTGTTTCACGGTAAACATTCCAGTCACTCCACGGGTAAAAGTTTAGTTGCATGGCATTCACAGGGGCAAGGTTGGTAGATGCAGTCGGTGTGGTGTGCTGTCATACACCAACCGCTGAGGGTTGTGCCTTTGCTCACAGGTGACCCCAACCGCCACCTTTAAACGTGACTGCGGGTGCGGAAAAAACTTTACGCATACCCTCTTTACATAGTTTGCAGGTAATGTTTGGTTTTTCATTCACCCCGTGTTCGACTGTGTGAATCATGTGACATTCAGGGCATTTGTAATCGTAGAGAGCCATCAGTTCTCTCCCTTGATAAGTGCGATGATGTCGCCTCTGAATATTGTGGAAACTATTTCTTCGCTCACAGTCCAGTCGCTTTTGTTGACCGCGCGTAATACTCCCTCTAGTTGTGCTTCGAGTAGTGCGATGATGCGTTCACGTTCGCTCAGCACACCAGCCCTGTAACCAACATTGAAACCTTCATTAGTAAATTCCGCACCCATCAGTTCTCTCCCTTGATAAGTGCGATGTTGATACGGGTTTCCTCGCACATTTCACAGGGTCCATCATCATAGCCCGTATCTTTACTTACTTCTTCCCAATTACATTCGTCAATTCTGGCTTCGAGTAGTGCGATGATGCGGTTACGTTCACGAACAGCACCCAACTCCATCGCCTCTTGCAACTGCTCAATCTCAACACTAGGCATTGTTGTCCTCCTTGTGACATTCACAGATGCAGTAATCAACTGCACCTTCTACCAACTTTGAATACCAAACCGACGGGCATTCACCGCAATGGCGTTTACCCACGCACCACCCCAACGGGTACATTACTTTGGTTTGTTGTCGGGGTCAAACTTTTGCTGCTGCACCCAAGACGCACCAGCATCGCCACCCCACGCATCCCACGCTACACGACCAGGGCTAGGGTATCCGTCTTCGCCACTATTGAAACCTTCCGCTTTTTTGTCGTTGACGTGGCGACCAAAATAGTTTCGCATCCGCTGAATAGTATCCCAACCGATACTGATTCCTGACGCGAGTTGTTCTGCTCGGTAACGCCCAACAGCGGTGAACCCGCTACCTGCTTTGCCGTCTTTAATCCATGCCAGCGCACGTTTCGCTGCGGATGCTACACCTGCTGGTGGTTTGTATGTTTCAGCCATAGTTAATTCTATCCTAAATGTTTACTTCTACTTTAGTTCCAGACGCATCTTCACGCAACCTACCTTGCTGATACAACGATTCTAACCGTTCATTAAACTCACGGAAACGCATAGCCCGAAAACGGTTCACCAGTTTAGCCTTCGTCACAGACCCACCGTTTGTTACAACAAACCGTTCCACATCATCACATTCACGCTGAAACACTGACGCACTAATACCCTCAGAAACGGTAACCAAATTGTTTACCCACTCCTCAGCCTGACGAATCGCATACAACGCATGCTTCAACGTAACAGTTGTTGAACCCTCCGACAACGCAATCAAAGACGCAAACTTGCGAGTTGTTTCCGCAGCCAAACGCTTCCACGAAGGTTCAATGATACGCCACAACGGATGCTTCACCAACACTTCTTTCATCTGTTTTGATGCCAACGCAAACCGTTCCAACGCTTCATCAGTGGCGCGTACAGGGTGACGACCTGAACCAATCATGCGACGTGTCAACATAAACTCGGTAGCAAACCCACGCGCAACAGGGTCATAATCAAGTCGGGCAAGTTTGCTGGATGCTTGCGACATTCGGTGTTGGTCATCCGAATCATCTGGCGGGTCACCAATAGTCCACACAAAACGTGGCAGAAACCCTGTCATAAACATATCCTGTGTGAGAATGTCCATCACACGGTCAGGTGTACCATACATTGCCACATTGAAAGAAGTCATTGCAGGTTTCGCAGTGTCGGTTGAACCACGCCGCAACATTGGTGGCACATAACCCTCGTACAAGCGTGTCAAAAACGACTCCATACCAGCCAACCATTTCTGTTCCACCATTTGTGAGAACGTCACAGCCGCCTCGTCAGCGTTAAAGAATGATGGTCGCCCATCCCGTTTCAACAACACATCATTCAACGCCTGAATAGATGCGTCAGAACCCAAGTCATATGTTTCGTCACCTTTGAAAAACTCTCGCAACACAGCGTCACGCATTTTAATTGACCGTGTTTTACCTGTGGATGATTCACCCAACCCAATCTGAAACACATTCAACCCCATCGCACCTTCCGATTCAGGAATAAACCCGTACATTCCATAAGCCAATGACAGGATGGTGACAGCGTTCATACGGTGGTAGGGTCGGTTTACATTCTTTGATTTTGATTCAACCCAGTGCAAGTATCGGTCAACGAACGTGCAATACCCTGACAAGTATTGTTGTTCCTCATCAGACAGCAACGAAATGTTTTGCAGTTTTGCAACATTCTCAATAATGGTGGGGTTTTCAATGGTGACATTGTTTTTTGAACGGAGTTCCGCAATTTGTTGATATACATACTGCAACCCCCATTCACGCGCCCACTGTTTCACCGTTGGTGCGCCCCACAAAATAGCGGCAACTTGATAATCGTCAAACGATTCAATCGCACACAACAACCGCATCACATCAAACAAATGCTTCTTCGGTTTTGCTTCACCAACCAACATGCCGATAGGGAAATCGGTGGGTAGGTTAGCAAGTGTGCTGGAATATTCAGGCAGTTCAGTAATCGCTGCGTCTGTTGCACCAAACTTTTTCACACAACCATGCAACGCTTGGTCGTACTCGTAAGCGTAATCGTCACTGTCATATGGTGGGCGCAACCATTCACGCCGCAACGCATCCAACGCTACACGCACACCAGGATGCCCTTCAGCGGCAAGGCGAATCAACTCCATTTGCCGTTCAACCATTTCCACATGGTCAAACTCGCCTTTAGGAATCCTTTGAATAGCCTGAATGACACGACCATCAGGGTCACCGTCAGGAACATTGTTCAACCAGTCATCAAGTTCACCATCAAACGCTGAACCTGTGCGCTGTTCAACCTCATCACACAACCATTCAGGGGCTGGCATGATACTGTCAGCGGCGGGTGTTTCGCCATACCAAACCGCATATGATGAACCGCCACGACGGTCAACACCAGACAAGCCACGATAATCCCTGGCAGGTGCGAGCCGTTTACTTTCAGGCGCACGATAAATGTAATGCCTACCACCGCTGGGTGTGTCGTAATGGTATGAGTCGGGAATCTCTAACCAGCCATCATCAACAGATTCAAACCCGTTCTTGCCATTCTTTTTATCAAGGTCAAGGATAACCAAACCAGAAGCACCAGCATGCACACCAACAACAGCATTGGGGTGGTCAACACTAAACCACACCGCCACTTCTTCAACATCCCGTGACGCATCCAAATGTCCGTGTGTAGTGTACGGGTGTTTCGTGTCAGGGTTGACAGGGAACACGGCAAAACCGAGTTCAATCAAGTCAAACGCTAACGTCATCTGGTCAACCATAAAAACTTTTCTCCCCTTTACTGTGAATGTTTGTGTAGTTTATCAGAGCCACCTGTCAGAATCGAACTGACGACATTCTGTTTACAAGACAGACACTCTACCAACTGAGTTAAGGCGGCTGATGTGCGTTGTATCTCGTGACGCACCCCACGGCATTTACGGTTAGGCGATAGGGGGGGGGGGGATTACCTAACCGTAATCCTGTTAGAAAGGTTCTTCAACCGCCGCAGCAGCAGCGTTCTTGGAATACTTTACCACAAGCGAAGCAACATAATCCGATTCAAGGCGGCGACCTTCAGTGCCATCTTTACGGGTAAATGCTTTCTCAACAATTGTTCCATCATATTCAACAAGGTCACCCTTGCCGAACTGTTCCGATGCTCGGTCACCCCACAACTTGACAGTCACCCAAGTGGTGTCACCAGTGCGAACATACTCACCAGTAGCCTTGTCTTTCTTGTCGTGGTTTACCGCAACAACCAACTCTTTGAGTGGTGTTTTCTTGTCACCAATCTCACGAATGGTGGGTTCGTTTGTCACATTCCCTGTGAACTGTGCTTTAACTTGCATTATGATACCTCCTTGTTTTGTTCTTTGGTTACCTTATTCAGTTCTCGTTCATACTTCTTCAACTCTAACGCGCCCAAGAAGCCTTTAAAATGTAGGTCAATGTTCTCAACCTTTTTTAGTTTACAGAATGATTCTAACAAGTTTCCGTTGTTGTCAAAATCTGTTGGTCGTAGATGAACAATAGCATACTCATCAAACTTTGGCATAGGCAACTCAACCCACCAAGTAGATTCACCATCCACTTTATGTTCAACCGCCGACACTGTACCTTCAGGAACTTGCTGCATATAAACTTCACACCTACCAAGTGCGGCAAGTTGTTGGAAATGTTCAGGCCATGTGTTGCGTGACGTTTTCACATCAACCAAAGTAACCACACCATCAATAACCCACAACCCATCAAGAGTTCCAGCATAACCATATTCTTTGTTTACCGCTGTTGTTTCAACAAGTAACGGTTCAATAGTGTGTTCCTCTTTAAACAACTCCCACCGATACACCATCTCATCCATTTCAGGTGTGTTGATGGGTGGCGGAAAACCGTCAGTCAAGTCAGCCTCAACCCATTCATGCACTGATGTTCCCAACTCCGCAGCATCATTCAACACACCGTTATGGTAGTTGCGTAAATCATCTGTTTCAAAATCGGGTGTGCGTTTATGATACCAACGCAACATACCCCAACCTTGAGTTTCAGTGCGAGTCAGCAACGCATCAATGTTAGCCACAGCATACGCAGCAGTCTGGTCAACAGCCCACTGCACAATACCAGGCTTTGCCGTCACACCCGTAACAGTTGTCACACCTGGCACAACCATCGGTTTGCCGTTATCGTCAAGCCACGTCGGGATTCGGTAGCCTGAACCACCGAACCCTGACGCTTTGACTCGCAGAATGGGGTCAGCCATTACTCTACTTCGCCCGCTTCAAGTGCGTTAACAATACCCCTCAAAGTGTCAAGGTGGTTCTTGTCGTATGTTGCCAACCCAAGTTCTTTGGTGACACGCTCACCAATCTTCTTCACCGAATCGGCAGCAACACCAGCAGTAATAAAGCCACGAACCTTACCCTGCAACTCTGTCACCTCAGGTGAAACCTTAGACGCTTTACTAATCGCCTGTGCAGGTTTCGTGTTGGCAGGTGCAGCAATCTGCCTGTCAGCAGGTTCATACCCTTCATCATCAAACTCTGAGTTGGGGATAGTGAATGTGTGCAGGTGACTAATCTTCAACGCCTGTGTAGCCGCTTTACGAGTAGCCGTGTCTGAACCAATGTCAGACCCTTCACCAATAGCAGTCACCGTAATGGATGACCCATCCTCAACCGCAACATAAGTGTAGGTTGCTTCAATGGTGGCGTTAATGTATTGACGGTTGTTCACAATGTTCACCTCGTGTTTGCTGTGCTTAATCGTCGGAATGGTAATCACATTCTCTTGAACCAGCAAGGCGTGAATCTTGTCAAGAATGTCCTCCGCACGAATGTACGCAAAACTACCCTTTGCTTGTGGACCAACCCCGTTACGCGGAATAGCCCCAACCTCTTTTTGAATTGTCGCAATCTTAGAGAAGATTGCGGGTACTGCGGCGGCGTTGTCAGCCATTGTTTTCCTCCTTACTTTCATCGTCAGAGATTATCCCCAACAGTTTCTTGAACTTTTCTACTTCATCGTTAGTGATTGGATTATCATTGTAACCGTCACCACCGACATCAAACGTTGAATCGGTTTCCCCATCAACAAATCCTTCACCATCATCCCGCCCTACATGGTGATGAAGTTTCACCAAAGACTCTACCACAACTTCCAACAAATCCTCAACACGAAACTGTGGGTCATCATCATCAAGGTCACTAATCTTTTCATCAATATAATCAACCAAGTTTAGTAACGCAATTTTCATATTCAATTCAGGGGCAAGCACAACCAACCCTCTAATCATTTTCATCGGGTCGTCAATCACTGCTTCTTCTCCTTACCGTTACGAAACTTTACCCCACCCCACACACCGTGTGACTGTTTCGACTGTTTCGCATAAACAAAACACGCCTCAACAACAGGACAACCAGCACACATCATCACCGCTTCCACAGCAGACGGTTCAGGGAACGGTTCTTCATCTGCCGCATCGTTACTGTAATCAGTCCACGGCGACGGTGACACACCTAAACAGTTACCGCCAAACTCCTCCAACTCATCCTGCAAATTCTTGTAAGCATCCGACTCGTCAGGGTTCATCACCCAAGCAGAAAACAAACCTTCATCATTTTTACCCATACTGTAAACGTACCCTATCTTTCTGTATTCTTCAACATTGACAAACGCATTTGCAACTCTTTACCCAACAATGTTTCCGCTTGCGGGTCATCCAAAGTGTTACGCGCCATAATTTTGTAAACAATAACCCGCCTAGTTTGACCTGTCCTGTTCAAACGACCAACCATTTGCTGATTCAAAATCGGGTTATCGGACTGTGACAACTCCACCAACACACGACACACACGCTGCAACCCGTCAGTACCTTCACTAATGGCAGCCTGTGTTGCCACAATAACCCGCAACTTGCCGTCAATAAAATCTTGTTTAGCCTGTTCCCGTTCCTGCTGCTTCTTATCACCAGTCCACGCAAACCCACCAACACGGTTCGCAACAACACGCGCAAACTTTGCCGAATCGGTGGCAACCACAACCTGTTCACCAACAAGGTCGCCCAGCAAACCTTCCAACGCATCCAGTTTTGATGACTTACAATCATCAGCAAAACTAATTTCTTCCGTGTCAGGGGCAACATATGTTTCACCCAAAGTTAGTTGCCGCAACCTCACCCGTTGAGTGATGGGCAGTTCAGCAACCATCGGGTTACTATCCAACCACGCCACCCCCTCATTTTCCATCTGCGAATAGTATGACCGTTGCCGTGGCGACAAATCCACATAGACAGGCACAACCTCTGGCTCATCAGTGGCAGTGTTACGCAAATTAATGTAACACGGAACACTTGCCGCCAACTCGCCCACATTCTTTTCACCAACAATGCGGGCATTGTTTTCCGCAAACCAGTCATACTCTGTCGCACACCAGTTACGAACCCAACGATGATACGACCTGTCAGCAAACATTCCAGGACTGTCGTGGTCAGGGTAAAGGATGCGAAGAATCGCCCACGCCCCCTCAAATGATGAACCAAACCAAGTAGCGGATTGGGCAATCGTCAAATCAGCGTTCACTTTACGGGCAACATTGAACCCTTTACTTTTACGGTTCTGTAACGAATGGCATTCGTCGTGAATCATCACATCAAACACACAATCTGACCAGTCACGCAACCTAAAAAATTCTCGCCCAACAAAATACCAGCCAGCAACCCCCCACTGTAACGCTTCAAGGTTAGCCTTGCCAAACTTTGTTTTGTTGTCCACTTTTTTGAACTGTATTGTTCCGTCTGTTTGCCCAAACAAAGTATCGAACCAACCATAGTAGGTGTGGAGTGGTGCGGAAACTACAACCACACCCATTGGTGCGTATCGTAGCCCCGCTTCCACAGCCATAAGTGTTTTACCTGTACCCAAATCGGATGCTTGTAACACGCCGCCGCTTGGTTCGTTCACCATTCTTTCAATGGCTGCTTCTTGTTCAGGTGTGGGTGTAAGCCTACCCACTAATCGTTCCACGCTTGGTTAATGTCAGGAAATAACTGTTTCATTTGCGTTTCCCAACACGGCATACAAACCTGCTTGTCGTTGTGTTCACAACTTCTCATCACTTCACCTCATCCGCATAGTTTGTTTCACAATCAGGGCATCCCCAGTAGCGAGTGTAATCGCCGCTGCCGCCAACACAAGTTGCTTCAATCTTGCCATTCCAACCGCACGAATGATAACCATTCACAAAGTCACAGTTGTCATTACATTCGTGACCGTCAGGTGCGTAATCCAATTCCGCTTCACAAGTCGGAGTAATCCTCTCCGCCCACTCAACATCACTGCCACCTGAATACGCATTCTTCCAACCATCATAACCAATCATTAGTTACTCCCTTCATATCCGTCAGCCCCACAAGTAGGGCATTCAACATACGCCGACCAGCGCACACCGTTACCTTCACACTGAACAATCAAATCACCAACAAAATCGCACGACCCACAATCAAACCCGATAGTGTCCTGCCACACAACATCATTAGCCCACTCTGTCCAACCCATTAGTGTTCCCCTTTCATCATTTCACTTTCAACAATAACCAGCCACAGCACAGCCAAAATACATATAGCAGCAACATACCCTAAACCACCGACAGCAAACCCAAGCCACGCCATAGAACCATAACCACCGTTACTGAACCAGACAGCACCCAACCAGCCGCACATAAACACAGCGAAACTGTGGAGAATAATCGCAGCAACTTTCATCACGATAGGGTATCCACCAACAACACGGCTGTTGAAACAACCAAACCAACAGTAATCAGATACACATACCGCATAGCCGACTCGGTGTAGTCAGGATGTTTCCGCCAATCAACGGCAACAAGAATCCACGAAACAACCCAAGTCAAAATAAACACAAACCATACACCAATCACAACACAACCTCCTTCGTTTCACACCACAACCCGTTATCAAGTTGTAGCACCATCACCGACTTACCTTTACTGAAATGTGTCACACACCACACCAAGTTATCAAACCCAGCATTGTCACGCAAATACTTCAACACCAACAACTGTTGTGCGTGATGTGACAACTCGTTACCGTAATGAAGGGAAGCCCCAACCTTACCTTCCTCCTGCCGCGCATACACACTTTCAGGAATGTCGAAAGTTTTTGTTGGTGTGTAATCCTCCAACTGAACACCAGCCCCAACATTCCACACCAACTCACCTGTGGAATAGGGTACACCGTTACTGTCCAATAGCATCAACGATTACCTGATACACGGCAAAGTTGTTTGCGGATGTTGTACGGTCAAGCAACTCCCGAATCGGGTCGCTGTCAGCCCCACCAATAATGTCAAACCCTGTCACAACATCATCAGTGTAAACAACTTCACAGAACAACTGCCCATACACACGCTCACCCAAATAGTCCACATAGTTTACAGTGAACGCTTCAACACCATTCCAAGTAACCATTTCTGATTCAGGCAAACCACCAATAATGCCGCCAATAGTCAGAATGTTTTGAAGTGTGTTGTGGTCTTTCGACCCAATCGCCCGCTTCAAGGTAGCCTTCTTAACCCCCATAGCGTAAGCAATCCGCACCTCGTTATCACGAATAGCCTGTAACTGTGACAACCGTTGCGCTAACTCCTCCCGCAACTGTCGTTCCAAAGTATCCCTAGCAATACGGTAATCGTCACTTGCTTTACGAACCTTATTCACTGCTGTTCGCTGCTCAATAGTCAGCGATGAATCCGCGTTAGTTCCCATAAACTCTCCCATTCTCTCGGATTATGCCGCCACCAGCACCACGCAATCTTACCCGCCCGATACCGTGTCGTTCACAAATTGTTCGATAATATTTTTCTGCTTCTTCTATGTCGGTAAACGAAACTTGTTTCTCAACACCGTCAATATGAAACTCTACCAGATACATTACTCTACATCATCCACTTCCGCATAATCAAATGACCGTAGCACACCCATATCGTATTTCATATTCAACACAATCGAAACATTACCGTCAGATTCCTCTGTCAAGATAGCGTCTGGTGCGAACGAACGAACCTCCCGCATAAGCAACTCAATTGAAACTTCACTCATCATCCTCACCTTCCTCATACACTTCATAAATATCCATACCAGAAACGCCGTCATCCGACCATTCATCTAACCCCATAGATTCCGCAATCTGCCGCGCTTCATCCGCAGATTCCGCTTCAATCTCAACAGTGTATTCGTGATACACCGTACCTCTCGCAACATAGTTACCCATTCACATAATCCTTTCTGTCCAAACGCCACGCCAAATCAGCCCGCAGCAAAACCATTTCCGCTTCCGACAACCGCACCCAATCAACCTCGTCAGGCACAAAAGTTAGCGCATTATCCCGCATAAGCGAACCAATAAACGCCATTGTTCCTTCATCATCAACCGCCCACCTATTAGTAGTGTGGTCAAACTGTACGACATAATGCGTAATCATCCAGCCGCCCCGATTCTCTTATCAAACTGTGCGCTAATCTCGTCACGCACCATATCATTATCAACATTGTCGTATCCGCGCAAGTTGCCCATAACCGCCGCAAAAACTTCACGCGCCACATCATCAGTAACATCACCGTAGTAATCGTCACCGTCAGCAAAATCACGCACATCATCATAAGTCCAATACTCCACACCAATCACATCATCAGGCTTCAACCAACCCGATTCCATATCTTGTGTGAACTTGTCCACCCATTCTTTCGCCGTCATAACAAACATTACTGAACCTCCTTCACATCAACATAACTTGAATCCAAATCGGCAACAATATCCCGCACATCATCAAGGAACACATCCTTAACCATATCCACCAAAGCCGCCCGTTCCCACTCACCACCGTCAGCGTAAGTGTCAAGGTCATACTCAAACTCAATAACCATTTTCACTGAACCAAACTTGTCACCCATTACTGAACCTCCTCTAACTTGTATTCATCCATAAACCGTAAAACAAACTGGTATGCTTCCATAGCACCACGCGCATACTGGTAATCAAACCCGTCACCTTCAACATCACAATCCAGCAACTCTTGTTCCCACAACGATTCGTGCCGCAACAAAAACTCCCTCAACTCTTGTTCACTGTACCGAAACATTACACAACCCCCAATCGTTCACGCAAAACCGACAACCCTAACCGATACAGTTTGCCGTTATCATCACCGTCAAATTGTTCCCATTCGCAATCATCAACATTCCACACATCATCACCGTTGAAAACCATTTCCGCCATATCCTCGTCAATATGTAATGAGTTAGTGTCCTCATTCCACACCACAATAAAACGAACTTCCTTACCCATTAGTTACCCCCTTCATCTACAAACTTCTCATAACATTCATAACAAAAATCATTATCATAAATCGGTTTCACAACCTCACACTTCCAACACTCCATAACCATTACCTCCCTATTCTCTGAACAAATCCGCCCAGTGGCGGCAGCGATACGCCACCCGTCACACGCGGCAACACCATAGCCCGCGTATTCACCGCCACCACCAGACGAAACCTAACCAACCTTACTTCACTGCCGAAGGCTGAAACAACACACAAAACAATTCTGGTTGCCCCAAATCAAAACGCACAGCACCGTCACGCTTGCCTTCACTAGACACGCCACGCACCATACGCCACACTGACGGTTGTTTAGCGGGTGTCGTGAACTTACTATTCGGATTAGCGAACTTGACAATATCCGCCAACCTACGCATATCCAAACTAATATCATTCACCAGCGTATCCGCCGCCCGCCATTCACGAACCAACTGCCCTACACGCGGATACTGTCCACGAATCAGTGAACCCGTCACCTTACCCGCATAAGTTTCAAACGACACTTCACTACTATCAGTATCGAAACTAATGGTCACCGTCACGCCACCTTCAATAGCCTTATTGCCCGCCGCAAAATTGGTAAACAAATCCATAGGGATAGTCACGCTAGTATCATCCCCCAAATCACTCACCAACCCGCTATTGTGAAGGGCATACACGATACGGTAACGGTCAGTAACAACCCATTCAGTAGCACCGTCACCAACATAACGAACATTCACCCCGTTCAGTGCGGGATAATCCTTACCTAGTTTCGTAATCGCCGCCCACGAAGATACTCCCCGCACAAAATCCATATTCACTTCAACAAACATTAGTTACCCCCAATCCACTTCAACAAAACATTCTCACGGAAACTATCCACACAATCGGCACACAACCCGTTAGTGTTTGATTCGTAAACCGTACCCAAACAATTCGCACAATCATCCATAATCATTCCCCCTTACCCTAGTTTCGTGGCACTTACAGACAACCCGTAAGCCCCGTCATAATCAACATACACAACAACATAATCATTGTCAAGTAACATTACAATTCCCCCCTAATCTTATTGTAAACATTCAACAAATCATCATTAGCATTATCCGCTAACCATTCCCCAATAAACCCTGTCAGTGTTTCGCATTCCTCATAAGTGAAAAACAAAACCGTACCATTATCGTTCATTATTCCCCCCCGTTCCCATTCGCCGCAATCCTCACACTTCCAATCCGTAACAGTGTTACTCCAAAACAATTCGTCACTGTTACACAACACACAACGGTTAGTCCATTCGTTACAACATTCACACACAACCATAGCCATAACTATTCCCCCCATTCTGTTTCACTAGAACCACAAAACACGCACCTAACAAACCCGCCCGCAACAACAACAGTGAACCCACCCTTCACCCTAGTTTCAAAACACTTACACTTCACCATTCCGCCCCCTAACCTATTTCGGATTCGGAATAATGCGCGGCACAACCCCCGCATTATCACAACCCGCAAACCAACAATCGCCGCTAGGCACAATCACTACTTCATCAGTAACCCGCGCCCCCGTATCCATATGTTCCGTACAAACCCTAACAATCATTATTCCCCCTAATCCTGCCCGCAACGCGAACAAACAACATCCTTATCCATAACTAGCCGCATACGCGCCCGATTCACCCGCAACACAACACAACAACCATAACAAACAACCCGATACCCGCCCGCCAGTGATTCAATCGCATACACTATGCCGCCGCCAATTCATCTAACGCGGCGCGTACCCGTTCCCAATAAAACCGTTCCGCCCCCGTAGTTTCGTCAATACGGTACTCAATACTCACCATAGCCCGCGTGTACCCTACCGATTCGTAATAACTAGCGGCGCGTACCCGTTCATCCCGCGCTAACCAATACTCCACACTACCCATAACCTTACCCCTTCACTCCCGTACCATAAATATTCGGCACACTCTTACCAACATAACCGACACTCACGGGCGCATAACAATACGCCAATTCCCCCAAACACGGCACACAACAAATATCGTACTCAATCG